CCTATAGGGAATCGGGAAACGTTCCAGAGCCTTGGGATGTTCGTTGCCGATGGAACTTTATGGAGATTGGCCGCGACACGCCGCTCATCCGAACCTACTGGAAAAGCATTAACTACCAATGGAGGGATGGGAAGATTGTGTTCTTTGCCGAAGATCCCGAAGCCCAAGCTGTCCAAGGGGTTACTTGCCCAGATAGAATCATCTCTAGCCAAGCAGTGGTCATCCACGGGTGTAAAGACGGATCTCTCCACAAAATGGCGCAAGAGGGGTTTCCAATGCCGTCAGATTCCATGGGATTAGAGCAAAGCGTCAACAATGATGCACAAAGTGGGACGGTTTGTGATAAAGCTTCAAAAGTGGTGCGTAAATCACTCAAAAAAGCTAAAAAAAAGCGGATAATCTCGGAAGCAGAGCGCGAACGCCGTAGGCAGTCCATGATGGAAATTTTGCAAAGAAAGCGTGAACGAAAGGCCCAAGAGGCTGTCTAACGCTTCCTATGCAAGAAGTCATCTTTGAACCATCCGCCGAAACCGCCATCCTTTCCTGCCTCTGCCATGCCCCGTCAGAGGATCAGCGTGAGATCCTTTTATCCATAAAGGAAGATCATTTCTACCTTCAGGAGAACAAGATCATCTTTCGGGCGGTAATGCGCTGTATCGCCAAGGGGATGCAGGCTGACATCATCAATGTTAAAGGAGAGATCGAAGCTGCCAACGAATACGATATCGTTGGGGGTGAACAAAAGATTACAGAAGTTGCAACTTCATGTGTAGCCCATAACAACTGGAAACGCTACTACCCCAAGCTGGAGGAAGCCCGCTACAGAAGGTCATTGGAATACTTGGCCAACGACATGGTTCACAAAGCCAGAGACCGCGAGCTAAAGATTGAAGAACTCAAGAACTGGTCAGAGACCACCGTCATGCGGGCTGACTACGAAATGGATGATGGTAGCAAGCTTTCCATCAACAATGCTTTAGATCGCGCTGCCCAGAACATCGAATCCACGATTGCTGGAAAGCCCTGTATCGGCATTCGCACAGGTATTACGCCTCTGGATGATCTTCTCATGTTTGGCCTGCGTGGCGGAGACATGGTTGTTTTGGCTGCAAGGCCAGCGGTTGGCAAGACGGCCAGCGCCCTTCAGATTGCTGAAAACGTGGCGCTTAACCAAAAGAAGCGGGTCTTGATCTTCTCTTTGGAGATGACAAGCGTTGCCCTCATGGAGCGCATGATTCGCTCGCGGGCGCGTGTGGGCGCTGCTGACATTCTATCTGGTCGAGTGACCCCGCATCAGAAACAATCCCTTGGAAGGGCTGTGCAAGAAATCCAAGCATCCGAAATCATCTGCGACGATAGCTCGGCCAAATCTATCGGCTATCTCAAGGCGGTAGCTCGCCGCGCCCACCAGCGCACTCCGCTAGACCTCATCATCATTGACTACCTCCAGTTGGTCAAGGGCGATAGCAAGCGTGGAAAAGACAATCGCGTGTGCGAGGTGGAAGAGATTAGCGGTGGCATCAAGGATCTGGCCAAGACCCTCAAGGTTCCCGTTCTGGTGCTGGCTCAACTTAATCGCGACCCAGACAAGCGTGGAGGACGCCCCAGCCTTTCAGACCTCAAGGGATCTGGAGCAATCGAACAGGACTCAGATATCGTCATTATGCTTCACAGCGAAGATGCTCAAGACCATGAGCAGAATCCCACCATGGAGTTTATTGTCGGCAAGCATCGGGACGGCCCGACAGGCGTGGCCAACATGAGCTTCAACAAGGCGATTACCCGATTTGAGGTGGCGTAGCCTTCCAGCAAAAGGCTGGGAAGTTCAATCCTTCTCCGCCCTGTGTGTCAACTGGAAGATGGACGCTCACGGCGTTATAACATCCGCAAACACCGCAAGCCTTGAGTTGTTGGTCATAAGAGGTGGTCTTGGCTCCCGCAATTTGCGGAAGCATCCCCGCAATACCCTTACACCCCCAACAACCAGAGGTGGCGATTTGATAAGGGCAAGCCGCACAAATTTTAGCTCGCCGTTCAGCTTCGTCTTGATCGACTAGCTGAAACTTGTTGTCTTTGGCAAAGTGATACATCGCCTTGACCCATCGGACAATTTGAGAAAACCCCAAAGTTTGTTTTTCTTGAGTACACGGCACACAGTTTTCGTTTCCAGCCATTCTGTCACAAAGATTGTGTTCTATTTGTGATACAAGATCTACGGGTGGGGTAATGTTTTTGGAGATCAGAAGCTTCTCGCAATTCGCAACCATATCATGCCAATCACCTCCGCGAACAGGCTCGCCCACAATCGGACAATTTACCCACCATCCTTGTGGCGGGACATTCGATTTTCTCTCGTAGCAAAATTTTGGAGATTCATTCATTGACAACTAACTCCGCTTCATAAGTGTTGTTTTCGGGAATTTTCATGGATTCAAGCTTGGTAGCAATGTTGATCTGAATTGCATTTTGTTGGTTGTTGCCTTCAGAAAAGTTGATGGCGGCAGCTTCTGCCAACTGCTTGATGTTCCTCATCATGCCAAGAGCTTCCATGCCATCCAGATCTTGCGCGGCATCAGCAGCCTTCACCAGAACCCTGCCAGTCAAAAATTTAATCGATTTCTTCATGGTTTCCAGCGATGCCGTGATTTCTGACATAACAGAAGGAACTCCGTCATCTTCCCAAGGGGCGGGAGATTGCTCGTTGACCAGACGTTCGCGGCACTGAATCCAGCGTTGAGTATCCCGCCACAAACAAACAGTAGATTCGCTAACCTTTAATTCCTCGGCAATATCCCGCAGAGTGCGCCCCGAACAATACATGGAGAATCCCTTAATACACTCAAGCCTGCGTTTTTTATCCATCTCCTCCATTCTGGCGGGAGGTGCAACTAGGGCCACTGGACGCTCTTTATCCCAAGGGTAGAGGTTTTCTGTTTCGGGATTTTCCTGCCAGATTTTGGCATAGTCATCCCACTTCTCGCTATAGATCATCTTCTCAAGAGTGGGTTTATGCTTGGTTTCCAAAGCCCTCATCACCTCTGGCAAATCCCTACCAGCGGCGTAGAGTCGAAATGCATTCTGTTTTTTAATACGGTTTTCGGGCGCGTCCCAATCCCGCTCTCCGCTCTTGCGCTTTTTCTCCATCCAGATTAGTTTAGTATAAATTTCATAAATGGCAACAGTTGATCAAGGGATAGAGAAATACGGGAGGTTGTGGTTACCTAAAGACGGACAGGCAATTACGCCAATCCGCATTGAGATGGACGCCTTCTTACAGGGACTTACCCCCGAAGAAGGAGGACTTGGCAAGGCTCGACATTATCGCAATGTTGTATCGGCAATCTGGCCAACCTTCCAATGGCACAGGTGGGCGGAACTCAGCGCACAGGCATTCTGCAACCAAGTCTATGAAGTGGACGATGCCACGGGAAACCGATTTGTCCGAAGTGTTACAGGTCTAGCTGGCGGAACCGACTCTGGCAAGTCCTACGGCATGGCGGCGTTTGCGCTGGTCAATTGGTTCTGCGATCCAATCAATACAATGACCATTGTGGTCTCTACGTCGAAAATAGACGCCAAGCAGCGTATCTGGGCAGCACTGGTCAAGATGTATCGCGAGGCCCGAAACATGGGATTAGCCTCTGGCCGACTCATTGAGTCCATGGATATTATAAAGCTCTCGGACGAAGAGGGTGCTGTGATCGACCCCGAAACAGGAGTCAGTGATGCCTCGTCTATTATGCTTCTGGCAGCGGGTGACGAATACAAGGACGATGCCCAAAAGCGGCTTCAGGGCAAGAAGAATCGTCGTATCGTGTTGATAATAGACGAGTTACAAGACTGTTCAGCCTCGGTAATCAACGAAGCGGTCTGGGGATTTAAGGGCGCACAAGAACTTTATATCGTCGGCGCTGGCAACCCGTCTTCCATCTTCGATCCCCATGGAAAATTTTGCGAACCCATCAAGGGGTGGATGAGTGTGGACGAGCAAACCCCGAACTGGAAGATACGGGTGGCTGGTATTGAGGGAGTATGTATCAGGTTTGATTCAGAAAATGACAATCCCAACCAACAATCGTTCGATGCTGGCAAGGGACTGCGCTATCCGTTTCTCCCAAAACCCAATGATGTGGCCTTGGCCCGAAAGGAGCTTGGAGAACTTAATCCACAGTATTGGAGGAAGTTCAGGGGTTTCTGGCCTCCTGCTGACGCTGACGATTCCACGATTGTCTCGGACATCCTGCTGGCTCGCCATGGGGCGTTAGACAAGCCAATCTGGGATGGAACTCCGAAAGATATTGCAGGAATCGACCCCAGTTATACTGAAGGCGGTGACCGCTTCGTGTTTACCCACCTCAAGTATGGCAAGCTGATCAGTGGTAAATGGGCGATAGCTGTCGAGAAACAGTATGTCCTCAACCGAAGGGCAGGGTCTCAAGAAGACTTCCAATACGAAATGATCCAGCAAATCCACGATCTCTCTCTTAAGTTAGGAATTCCAAATCAATGGATGGGGGTAGATGCTTCGGCTGGCGGTATTTTCTGGTCAATCGGAGAACGAGAAATCCTAAAAGGTTGGCATGCAGTAAGTTTTGCAGGAGCGGCTTCCGATCTGCCAGTCAGTGCCCAATACGCCATGAGAAACGAGGTCACAGGAAAACCGCAAGTTGGCAAGGAATTGTTCCACAATATGGCGTCAGAACTCTGTTTCGCCGCCCGATACTTCTTGGAGTGTGAGCAACTCAAGGGGATTACCCCTGATCTGGCGTGGGAGATGACTCAAAGAAAGTATGTGCGCCGAACCAGAAAGATCATCATTGAGTCCAAGACCGACATGAAAAAGCGCATCGGCAAGTCCCCCGATTTATTTGACTCATTTGCTGTAGGACTATTTGTTGCTCGTAAGGTATTTGGAGCTATGGCTGGCAGCGAGGCGATTGAGGAAAAGAAACGACTCAACAAAGAGACGTTTAAAAAACTCAAACAAGCCTTGACTATAAGGAAGAATTGGTAGATTCTATTTGCCATTTATGGCTCAACTACCGATTGCCGAAGCGGATATCTGTATATTCCAAGGCGCGACTTTTAACCAGACTTTGTTTTATGAGACGGGCGAACCCTCAGCCCCCGTTAATCTTGCGGGCTATACGGCCAAGATGCATATTCGGTCAAAGCCCGAATCCAAAGCACTAATTCTTGAATTGTCTACAACTAATGGTAGAATCGTCTTGAATGAGGCTACAGGATCTATTAGACTATTTATTTCGGCGTCTGACACGGCATCGCTCTCGGTCTGTAATAAAGCCGTATATGACCTTGAACTTTACAACGGGGCCGTCACAACCCGCATCCTGCAAGGCAACGTTATCATTTCACCAGAGGTTACCCGATAAATGAGCAAGATCTGTATTCCTATTCCGTCTTCTAGCGTTATCGGCGTGTCCTCGACCCCGATCCAAACTCCTAGCGTAAACATCCTTCGTGTTGAGCCTTCGATTACGGGATTAGATGGCGGTGGATCAACAAATCTGGACAGTCTTAATACAGTTAGCGGAACCTATGCCGTTGGAATTGTTATCTTTTTGGTTATTGACGGAATCCCTGCTATTTATCAGTTGTCTTCAGGGACAGATGCTGAAAATCTGCCTTTCATAGTTCGACCTAACGACTATGATAGCCAAACTGGAACTAAAAGAGTTTGGAAGCGACTAATGTAACAATGAAAAACTTAATTGCCCTACTTATCTCTGGAGCCTTGGTTGTTTCTGGCTACTCCCAAACCCGCAATGTTCTTGTCGGAACCAACAACGCTGTAGTCCAGCCCACCAATTTCTGGAGTGGCGATGCCTCCAATGCGCGGGCTGGATTAGGATTGGGAAGCGCAGCCACAAATCCTGCATCCGCATTTCAACCGTCTTCGGTCATACTTAGCAACCTTGCTTCTGGAGAAGGTTCAAGCCTAACCAACATTGCTGCATCTAACATCGTTGGAACATTGAGTGTTGGACAGGGTGGGACAGGAGCCACCAACGCGGCTAATGCCCGACAAAACTTAGGCTCAACGACAGTAGGAGATGCATTGTTTATCGCCACCAACGCCGCAGCAGCCAGAACCACTATTGGAGCTTTGGCCACCAATGGAGACGCGACTAATCTCATAAACTTCCCAGCAAACATTCTGCGAACCAATGGAAATGGCGCTGGACTTACAAATTTAACTGCCGCCAACATCACTGGACTTGGGACGGCAGCAACCAATCCTTCAACTGCGTTTCAATCTGCTTCATCTGTTTTGACAAATCTGTCTTCAAGTAATGCAGTAAATTTAACAAATCTACAGGCGACAAATATTGTTGGTCAAATTCCAGCATCTAATATTCCATCAGTAAATTTTAGCAATGTTAATGGAACGCTTTCTGTATTAAGCGGTGGAACTGGGGCCACCAACGCCGCAACCGCAAGAACAAACCTTGGATTGGGTTGGTTTGCGCTTACGAATACAGATGCCACAAACTTCCGTAATGCCATCGGGCTTGGGGTAACAAATGTTGTTAGATTTGAAAGTATTGAATTATACCAAGACGGAGAAATAACAAACTCCATAACTTATGGGGCTGACTCGTTATTTTTTAACCAAAATGGTGTTGAATTTTTTTCGATTGATGGCGCGGCAGGCGGTACAATTATTGTTAGAAAGCCTATACTTTTTTTGGGCACCAATGCCTCATCCAATGCGGCAGTAAGCAGAACCAATCTTGGAATGCCTTGGACTGGGCTCACCAATACAAACGCAGCCACATTCCAAGCTGCACTTTTTGGATCTAACACTAATCCAGTATTGGTCGATACAGGTGGATCTGTAGTAAGCCCGACTAATTTCTGGGCAGTAGCCCCGATATCCACAACTGTCCAATATCAGACAAATGTTACTGGAACATCAACAAATGCCGCCACAAATAGTCGCAATCTTTTTCTGTTTAGCCTAGCTCCTTCGGTATCTGGGGTTACCAATACGGTGACATTACCCACAAATCCCGCAACCACATTTGAAGGAGATAGAGCTACTATTACCCATCTTGCCAATTCAACCAATGCAGTGACGGCTATCAGGCAATTGGGCGCAGCAACTAATCTTATTACACTTAACCAGCTTGATGAAGCGGTTCTACTGATGTATCGCAACGGAGCATGGATGTTAGCCGATAACATCTCCTACATTGAGCCTATCTATTTTTCGGGAACCAATGCAGCAGCTAATGCGGCGGCAAGCAGAACTAATTTGGGGTTGGGAACAACAAATAGTGTTTCTTTTCAAAATGTTTCTTTGGATGCTGGGCAACTTAATTTTTCAAATGGGGCAATTTATTGGTTAGGTGATCTTCGTTACGAGCCCGAAACACAAACATTTCAAGGGACTGTTCAAATTGACAATGGATCAATTTCTCTTGTTGGTTCAAACGCCGCATCAAACATTGCCACAACCCGCACCAACCTCGGTCTCGGCCTCCCAGCCCTCACCAACACCAACGTCACGAATTTCCGCACTGCCATAGAACTTGGATCCACCAACAGCGTCTCTTTCTCTAATATCACAGCGTCTGGAACATTAACCTCTACGGGCGTTGTAACCACTATCACCAACATTAATGTAGGAGGTGCAATCAACGTCACCAACAAGGATGAATCCCGAACCAACTTAGGAATCCCCCTCCCAGCCCTCACCAACACCAACAATGCCAACTTCCGCACTGCCATAGAACTCGGAGCCACTAACAACGTCTCCTTCTCCAATGTCACGGCATCTGGAACTCTGACAGCTACTGGCACTGTGACGGCAACCACCAATCTTGTGGTTAATGGGTTTGTAGACTTCTCCACCAACCACACCAACTCAAACCCCGCAACCAACAACCAGATCAATGACTTCATTGAGATTCGTGTTGGAACCAATCAATTCTGGCTACCAGTTTATAAATGACCAACTACTGGAGACTTGAGAGAGATGTTGAAATCGTCCAAGGGAAGACATGGACGGCGAAGTTTCGTTATCTGACCAAGTCTTGTAAGGGGAAGTCTAATGTCCCAGTCAATCTTTCGGGCTACGGGGCCAACATGGTTATTCGGGAGTGTGCCAAGGATAGTGCTACCTTGCTCACATTGACCTCTGGAAACGGGATTACCTTGGGCGGGGCAGCGGGCACTATCGAAATCGAAATCACCGCCACACAGGCTGCAAACCTCACAGCAGGCGACAACGTCTACGAAATCGAACTCTACTCTGGCTATACCTACATCGCGTTTGCCACTGGGAAAGCCAAGGTCTATCAG